TAGACGTAATGGGTTATGGTATTCAGATGTCAGAATTGGGGGCAAACGGATACGAAAAAAGCTCCATAAAGATAAGAAGATGGCAAGCCTCATCAATAAAAACTTAGAGACTGAGCTCATCCGGACTGGGGCAACGGAGCTTATTCAGTGCACTACTGCTGTTGAGAAACACATAATGGCTATCGGCGGGGCCTCTGAAAGACAGAAGACACAAGTTGGGAAGCGACTCGGCTGGCTTATAGATTTTTGTAATATTACCTACATAAGTGAGTTTAGTCCGGGGCTTTGCCAATCATATATAAACTCTCGTGGTCACTGTGCCACCCCAACACTTAATATTGAAAAGCAATCTATAAAACGCTTTTTCGAGTTCTGTATAGACATGGATTGGATTCGTCATAATCCAGCAAGGCTTCTTAAAAGACAAAGAGATAGGCGGAAGATTAAGCGGTTCAGCTTTTCTGATGACCAGCTTAAGTACTTGTTCGATATTGACTGTGATTATAGGGACTTTTGGATGTTCTTGCTTGAGACGGGGCTCCGCTGTACAGACACTTGGGAGCTTCACTCAAATCAAATAAAAGATGGATGGGTTAGCGTGTTCCAGCGGAAGACAAGTGATTGGATTCAGTTCCCACTAAACGAGAGTGCTAGGAGGTTAATAGAGGGTCGGAGAGGGCCCATCTTCCCAATTATGACGAAGGGTTTCCATCAACGCCAGTCCCTTACTCTCTTGAAAACAGTGGATAGACGAGCAACTCATCATTCGTTTCGTCATACCTTTTCCCTTAAGCATCTAAACAACGGAACGCCCAAAGAAATACTCCAAGCGTTCCTAGGACACAAGTCAGTTACCACAACAGAAATCTACGCAAATTACATCAATAAAGACATTCTGTTAAAGTATATCTAGAAAGAGATAAACTCTCTTTAAAAGGGGGGTTTTGCTCCGATAAAGGGTGCATATTGTAGGGTTACTTAAGGGAAGGCTTCCCTACCATTACCCCCTTTTTTATTTTATTATTTCAGAAATCCCCTTGGTACTTTTAAGAATCGTGAATAGTGAATATTCACAATAAGATTGTGAATTTCACAATCTTACTTAAGTATCTCTGCTTTTATCACATCTTCTACTGAATCGTAGATTGCACCGAGGATTTTGGCCTCAGTTTTTTCTGAAATGATAGGGATATCAATATTCTTATTTAATGCTTGTACTATTTTTTCTTTCATCTCATCATTAAAAATATGGGACACGATTAGTTCTTTAATATTCATTTTTTCTTTCCTTTTTTCTTTCCCCCTTTTTACTTATAATAGAATGAGCCGGGCTTTTATTTTAGTCTTCTTAGTTGGACGATTAGTGTAGTTACTCCCACGACTATACCAAGGCACAATGATATAAATGAGAGAATTGGGCTTACCACCCCAAGGCTGTGGATTAACCATCCGGCGATTGGGCTTATTACCCCTATTTCTGGGTTTGACTGTAATGTGTCGAGTATCACTTTTTCACTTTCATTAGTTTAATTATTACTGATTCGATTCCCTTAACATATCCTTTTAAATGCTTAATGTCTAATTGGGCTAACTTAATTTGGCTTATTAGCTTTACTATTATTGCTTCAAGACGTTTAAACTTTTCGTCTAAATCCTTTACTAGTTCCCTCTGTATCCAATTTTGTTGCTTCCAAATAAAATATCCAAAGGCCACCGTTATTGCTATCGGGAGGCCGTACTGGTCTATTATATTTAGGTCCACTAAAGATTAGCTTCTAGGTAGTGCTCGACTGTCCCAGCTCCAAGCTCAGAGTTGTATTTTTCTTTCCAATAAAAAGCTCTATCCTCTATGGTTTTTGGGATAGCCCCCGGTTGTCTCCAGTAGTATATTCTGCACATGGCAACTGCTACGGCTATGTTGGTGAGAGCTGAGAAGACTGGGTGTTTTTCTATGTACCCTATCTTGTACATAAACTCTATTAAAGGTTTACGGTATAATATGAAGTTCTCCCAGTTATCTGCCAATGTGTCGATTTCTAACTGCCAGAAGGAAATTCCGGGGCCCCCACCAATCTGTTCTAAATGGCGGTAACCCGTCTCAGCGTTACCCGTTTCAAACACAAGCTCAACAGCCTCTTGTGATTTTGGGATTCCTACCTCATCCAACATTTCTAAAACTTCTTTTATTATTTCATATATACTATTCTTCATCGGAACTTCCTTTGATTCGTGTTAAACTGCTTCCACATTTTTTCAAGTGTTTTATTTTTATACCCAGTGAGCTTGGCCTCATTAAGATATTTTCTCATCTGTTCTTTGTCTAACTTCTTGATCTCAGATTTTGCCAACAGAGCCTTAGCTCTTTGGTATGAGCGGTACTCACTCTTGGACTTAACAATCTGCCGGGCTATTGGTATCTTTTTCGCTGGAGGAAGGACCCCATCAAAGATAGCAAGTTTACTCGCAGTGAATGAGTTCACCACAAATTTCCCCGCTCCACCCGTGTAAGATTCAATTATATGTTCAACGAACTCTGGGTTACTGAGATATGGAATATCTAATCCAGTGTAATCATATAGCCCTTGAGTAGCTCCTTTTATAATTGGGTTAACACTTGGGAATCCACGCTTATGTTCTGGAAGGGTTTTACCATGATATTCTTTATCTTTAGAGATATCTCCTCCAAAGAAAGTCTTATTTTCATCAATCTGAACAATAGGTGTTAGGAATGTTGGGGTAATAAACTGAGCCAAACTCCCCCCAGATAATGGGGCGAATCCATCCACTGCATTCTTAACCGTTCTAGAAAGTAAATCCCCAAACGAAGTATCAGCATTTATAAACTGCTCGATTGTACCACCAAGAGCAAAAAAGGTATTCCAACCATATGGCATCTTAATAGAAACCGTTTTACCATTTGGGAGCATAAGATTAAAATAATTATCCTTCACATACTCATCGAACTGGTCCCACTCCTCTTCATCCATCCATCGGTTAAACAATGACTGCAAGAACCCGAAAGCTACCATCTGCATGGCAATCTTTCGGCCCTTTTTATGTTTGAGCATACGCCAGATTTTATTTGAGCCTTGCATCCCGGCATTTGAGAACACATATAGGGTATTCATAACCGTTCCCCACTCACCCTTACGGTTGAAGTTAACCGTTAAATCTTTTGCATAGTGGGCAGACTTTTTCTTACTCATCCCAGAGTCTGTCAATGCTTTATAAGTGGCTAAACGAACACCGTTTTCTACCACCTCATTGTAGTCATTAATTAGTTTACCAGTAGCTTGTAAAAAACTCTCACCATTCTTAGCTTTTTCTAATTCTTTTTCAATCTGGCCCAGAGTCTCGGAAATATCTTTAAAGTCCATCCACCCCGCTTTACCACCATGAGCCTTGAACTCATCATATAACTGAGCCCACTCATGGGAACCATCTCCACGGATTTGGCTTCTTATTCCACCCATTGCATTTTTAATATTCCCTACCACAGCTCTTCTGATATCTTTTTTCTGGTCAATGGAGAGGTGGATGAGAGCGGTCTGCATATCTCTCATAAAGTTGGTAATAATAAACTCTGGATTAAAATTGGTGTTAACGGCCCTAAAGAAAGTGTTGAAGGTAGTTAAATATTTCATCGCCCTACTAGGGGCTACTTGGTTTAATTGTTTAAGATTTTTTAGAAGGGTCTTGTCTTTAATCTTAATCACATATCTATCACCATCTAAAAAGACTTGGACCTCGTCATCTGCAAGGTCCCTTGGTTTAAAGTCAACCTCACCGTTTTCATCGTATACGGGCTTGAATTTTCGCTTAGTAACCTTCCAAGATTTTGATTCGTTGTTCTGCATCATTCTTAAGAACGCTTGTCCAACTTTATTCTTTTCAATCACATAAACAGTATTCTCCAAATCGATCATTGCTTGGATGAGGGGATTACTGGCTTTTGATTCACGGCCATATGCTGTGAATATTCCGGTACTTGTTGTGCTAAATCCTTGTCCAGATGAGTATGTGAAGCCATCCTCTTCCAGTAAACCTTTTAATGGGACATAATGCTTATATTCTTTCTTAAGGCGATCCAGCGTGGGCTTGTCTATGAGCCCAGCATCAAATTTCATTTGAAGAGCTTTATTGGTTATATCTCTCCAGATTTCATTGGCGTATTTGTGTATACCCTTGCCTCTGTACTTCTTAATAATTTTGTTTGCTTCAGCGTTGGTCATACCAGAACCAGTGATTAACTTTGAGTTCTTCTCTTGCATAGCGTTGTTACGCTCTATAGCGTGGCGGGCGTATAAGTATTCCCCAAGGTCATCCACTGAAAACCCCGATTTCTTTGCACGGGAAATAAGTGATTCTGGTCCTATAAATAATTGATTTTCAATCTCATCAATCTCATGGCGAACCACACCGTGCATAGTCTCGGCAACTTGAATAGCGTTCTCATCCTCTGGGAGTGTTTCAATTTCGTCTTGATATTTTTGAAGGCGGTTGAGCTTGTTAATAAGTTTACGCTCTAAATACTCAATAGTAGATTCATCTGTTACAGTACCGAGTTGAAACGACTCACCCGTTGATGCTGGGTCAGTATTCCAAACTGATTTGATTTGTTCTGGATTGAAGGCAATGTAGGAGTCAACTAATTCATTATACTTAGGAGTCCCCTCCATAAATGTATCTTCTTCATCTGTCCATCGTGGAACATTCCCCTCATGTAAATTCCCATATACAATCCCATCATATCCAAGGCTCTCTAAATGGTTTCGCATCACCTCAAACCTTTTTTCATAGGGAACAGAATTTGGATTAGGGAATTTAGTAGAGCCTAAATCATCTTTATGTTCAACAATTAATTCTTTATGTACTTCAAAAGCGTTATCCCATTTCCCAATATCTCGCATTCGTAAAGGATTCTTAATATCAAGATATACGGGGATAGTTCTCCAATTTTGCCTAATTTCATCAGAGCTAACAATCATACTCTTTCTGGTAAAATTATCCTCTGATGCTTCAATCGTGCCGAAGTGATAACCAATATCACCTTTTGCAAATTCTGTAAAATCTTTATCTGTGGAATGATACATTACCATAGGTTTTTGGTCGGGAAGACCTATCTGGAAAGCTACCTTAGTATCTTTGAAATATTCTTGTTGTTGAGGAGAGAGTTGAAACGACTCTTGCTTATCGATGGTTACTGCTTTGTCATCAAACACCACAAAGTTTTCAGTATCACCAAACCGTCCACCAGTACCACCTTGGGCCGGGAAACGGATACCATCTATACCGGCACTTAAAAATAAATCTGAAGTAGCTTTTGGAGCGTATTGTCCATAGCCTAAAAGTTCAAGGTTCCCTTGGATAGCCCTATATAATTCCATTCCTCTGAAACGAGCTACTTGAAGACTCTTAAAGAAATTTGGATCAACCCTTGTGCCAGAACCACTTTTAAGAAGGTCTGCATTCGCTTCCATTACATATTCATATTCTTTCTGAAGTTTTCCTAAATAGCGAACGGGGACTTCATCAACCCAACTCATATAATTATACTCTGATGGGTCTTTGCCTTTATGGAGGGTTACGTTGTAGAGGGTTTTTTCGTGTAGTTCAGATAGCTTATCTCTCTTATCAAGGAGCTCTTGCTGTTTATTTAATAACACTACATAATTAGTGAATCCTTCGTGGCCTAATGGAACTCCCCTAGAAGATGAAATTTCTTTATGAATTTTTTTAATTTCTTCTGTAATAGCATTATATTCTTTTCTTTTTACGGGGTCACTAGGAGGCTTTTGTCTTTGCTCGGCTTGATCCACATAGAACTTGCCTATTTCTTCTTTGGATGAGAAGTATAGACCGTGGCCGAAGGCTTGGTTGCCTTCTCCGGTTCCTATCTTGGAACTATCGAATTGGTCAAATTTGTAAGGGGAGCCGTGAAAGGCTTGAATCGAGAACGATTCGTCAGACGGAGTTACTTCTTGAGTATCTTTCTTCCCGTCTCTTTTTCGAGTTTTGCTAGTCTTTTCTTGAGGGCTTTTAGTATCTTGGGTCGGTTCTCCTTGGAGAGAACTCCCGACTCTCTCAACTCTTCCAGTGCCTTCAATGTTCTTGGGTGTGGTAGCATTATAATAACCTCTTTCTTTAGCTCTTTCTTTGGCAACTTCAAAGTAATTTGTGCCTTCTTTTTGTGCAGAACCTTCTCTAATATACAACTCTTTTTCATAGTACCAAAGGACTGCTTGAACTTGGTCTGGTCCCCATTCATGGCCAGTAATCTCTTTTAATTCTACGGTCAAGGCATTAACAACCTCATCCATAAGGGCTCGTTCTGGATTTCCCCGTGGTACTTCTTGTAGTAATTTTCTATTATTTTTTGGGTTTCGCTTTATTGTTCCATCAGCAAAAGTTTGGAATGGTGTTCCCATCCAACGGTTCCATGCCCTTGACCACCAGACATCGTAGACAGCTTCTTCATGTACTCCTTGGAGGTTCATAATATATCTGCCTATTTTCGGGCCAAAGGCCATAGCCCCATAATACTCAAAATCTTTTTTGAGATGGGAATATTTATCTCCAAACATCCCTTCAATTTCTCGGCCAGTATGTTGAGACATTAGCCAGTCAACAGCTCCAGTCTCACCTTTCTCGTCAATTAATTTTTGTAACTTTAGTACATTTTTCCCTACTACTGGTGATTTTGTAGTCCCTACAATTATCCTTTTATCGTTTTTATTTAAGGAAACAAAAACATCTTTCCCAGTAGAGTTTTTTGCAATTTCAAACTTACCAGTTTTTAAATAATTTTTTATACCCGCTACTGCTATATGGTAGTTCGGGTTAACCTCAGTCGCATGGCTTGTAATCCCAAGGAGAATTTTAAATATTGATTCTGTAGTCTTTGACTCTGCTATTTCTGGGACTTCAATAGAGGTTACATCAATTGAATTTTTAACTTTAGTTCTATACCACTCAAATGATCCTTCAAAATCAAACTTAGGGTCAGATAATGTTTCGAGAATATTAGAAAGACCTTGAATAAATCCAGCACGAACCTCCCCTCCTTTTCTAACCTTTTTCCCTTTTACTTTTTCAGCCACTTCCGACACAAGTGAATAACTCTCTCTAAACTCTTCTGGTAGGATACCAACTTTCTGTTCAGCATAAGGACGTTCAACTTGGGGGAGGAATCCCTTATCATTCTTGCCGAGGATGTTTCCTTCTTTATCTCTTAAATGTTTTCCAAAGTTTACCCATGAATTTTGTCCACGGGTTTCAGTTGTAAGGGCTTTATTAGCTTCTGGGGAGTAAATTTGAGAGTGCTCTCTCCATGCGTTTTCTTCACCCCTAGGGCCGAACTGATTACCTCTTGAGTGTCCAATGATATCGTGAACAGCACGAAATAAATCATTATAAACTAACTCGTGGTTGTTGATCGTAATCCCGGTATTTTCAAGTAATGGATGTCCGGTAACATCAGCCCCATCTCCGAATCCTTTTTCAGTGGGGAAGAAATACAAATGTTTATTATTCATTACATCTGCAATCATATCCTTTGAGCTGTCATAGGGTTGACCCACTCCATCCCAAGGCTCCATTTTATAACCTAAAGACTCAAGTAAATCCCACTGCTCTTTGGTTTCATTAGCCATTGCCGTATATGCTGATTTAACCTCTGGGTTATTTAAGTCGCTCTTAAGATTATCAAAAGCATCTGCAATAGCTTTCGCCCGGTCAATATCTAATTCTGCGTATTTACTTTCAGTATAATTATACCCTTTTGATTTAGCATATTTTGCTAGTTCAATATGTAGCTTTGTGTTTACCTCATTAGGAGCTGTGTCTAGACTATACGATTCACTAGTCTCTTCATTTTCACGAAGATTTTGGATATTTAAAACTGGGGTTGGGGTGAACTTAACATAAGCCCGCTTACCTAAACCCACCTTCCCAGTAAACCCATCAAAGCCCGCATCTTTAATTAGCTCATCTAATCTATACTGACTGAGAATCTTATAACCGGGCATACTCTCCCAACTGGCTTTTTCTGTTAAACCTAGCTGGTCTTTATCAATATCATAATAATTTTCTTCATCTAAATCTGCGGTGTATTTATACTTATGGTTTCTAAATATAGACTCTGGGGTTTCCCCTTTTGCATAGAAATAGGTTCTTTTTAGGTCCTCTTGTCTTTCTTGTTTGTTAGCTTTCCCAGTGCCGAATTTATCTGGGTCTAAGGTTTCAATCCCTTCTACATTAGAATAGTGTTCTACTAATTCAAATGACTCATCCTTACCAATTTTATGGACTTCGTCTTGATACCTACCTTCATCAATAATTTTTTTAATATCTTCGATCTTTGAAATAGCCGTTGCAAAGTCTTGTTTCCCATATGCGACTGAGCTTTCTTGTGCAAGTTGTTGAAGATTGTTATATGTTGGGAGTTCTGAATGGGCATCTGAATAAGCCAAGCCAAGTTTATCTGTTACTTCCTTTGCCTCATCCAAAGATATATTACGCAACTTAGCGTTAGTTGATAGTTGTTCTAAATGTTCCTTTTCAAACCCCTTTCCAAGCTGGGCATCTGTTTGGCTAAAGCCATAGGGATTTTTTAAATTATTAAGGAGCTTATTAACCTTTTCTTCTACAGCTCCTTCTCCACGATTTGCTTGACTTTTAGATGTCATCCTATTAATTAAATCCCCAATGTGCTCTGCTCCCCATCCAAATATATTAGAGTGCCCATCATTTTGTAGCTCTTCCATTATATTTTCTGGTTTTCCACGTTGGGTTCTTGCAATGTCTTTATCTATTTTCGCAACAAAATTTTCTTCATTTAATTGGAAAGTCTCATCCTTACTGGTAGTGCCTTCACCTACTTTTGCGTATCCAGCATCTTCCCACATCTTTCTTATTTTGGGATCGAGTGTAGTGTTACCTAGTATCTTTTCATTAAAGAACTGTTTAAGTTTTTTGTATATCTTTTGGACGGTGGAGTTCTCATAGAGCTTCTCGTTAAGATAGTGCTTAACACCCTCTTTCTCGAAGAACTCTTGCTCTGTCAATGTGGACCCAGATTCAGTATAAAATTGGCTAAATACGGACTTTTCTTCTGCACTGAGGTTACGGTAAGAGTTTCCATAAAACTCTTCTATAACGGTGTCTGGACGAGCTCCTTTGTATAGGTTAATAAGGACTTTTCCATTTTCTTCCAACGTAGAGCCAAGTACACTAGCCCTTTCAGTTCCGGCCTCCAAACCTTCACCTACAAAGAACTCATCTATCCGTTCTTCAGTCCACCCTTCAGATCTTTTTTGCTCACGGGTTATTGTGCGAGTTTCTTCTATGAAATTGAGGATAGATTTTTTCTCAAATGCTTTTGGGTTTTGACGGGCGAAGTTCTCAGCTACATCTACAGTAACCTCATCAAACTCACCAGACTCTCTGGCTTTAAGAATTTCTTTACCAACCTTAGACTTTTGATATTCAAATTCACCCTTTGCACCGAAGGCGGTCTTAGCTCCGGGCAAAATACTAAATGCGACTATCTCTTGGGCCCACTGTTCTAGGCTAGGATATTGAAAAGCAAAATCTTCATCTATATTAGGAAGGGCCACTTCCATTGTGCCTCTTATCAAGGAACCAGCTCTCTCTTCAAGGAACTCTGCGAGTATCCCGTCAACACCACCAGCTCTCATAGCTTTTGCTATAACAGTTTTGTCTGCATTTTTATTAAACTTTAAAAAGGCTTTTATGTAAGACTTTTCTAAAATCTCTGATGTTAGCTTGGCCCCCAGTTTGCTTTCGGATAATGTTTTTAAGATTGGGCCAAACATAGTCCTTCCAAACTCTCCACCTAACTGCTCAGTAAAAACCTCTACATAGTTGTTTAATCTTGCATTTAAACGGGAACGGTTTTCATCATTAAAACCTTCATTGAAAATGAAATTACCTTGTTCTGTCATCCCTACTTTATTTAACTGTCTTCTTGCGGTATCGGCTTCAATGCGTTGGCCAATCTCAGCACCGGCAATCGTGGTAGCAATAGTTTTAACCGCCACCTTTGTTTTTACTTTATCAGCTAATGCTTTCTGTATGGTCTTTTTATAACCTTTATTTAAAACCTTTTTTAATAGATATTTAGTGCCCTTAATGGCAACACCCGTTATCCCCTTAGCAACCCCAAGCTCAACAGCAAATGCTGGAACTTGTAAAAGAATGTCTAAAGCTCCCCCGAAAAAGGTAGTTTCTTCGTCCATCGCTTGTTCATCGTGCCAATCGTATAATTCATACAGTTCTTCTTCAGAGACATCCTCACCAGACTCAAGTTTTCGAGCTATTGATAATATGGGGATTAATTCCCATGCCTCTACAGCACTCCCCAAGTAAGGTATATACTTCTTCCAATTTTCTTTGACTTCTTTTAGGACGGCAAAAACATCCCTTATTTTAAGTCCTTTCCCAAATTCTGGTCTGCCAAATGGGTCTTGGGATTCACCTAAAGTTTCAAAAAAGGTGGGGGAAATAGCCTCTTGTATTAAAAACCCAGACTTTAAATCATCAGCATCCACACGCCTATAGCCCTTGGCTTCTGCATCTAACCTTGCTTTAAGTCTAGGCGAACCAAAACTCTCTCCAGTTTTAGGTTCGTAAGAAAGCACATCAAGAAATTTCCCTTTTAAATCTGTCCAACTTCCATCTGAGTTTAGTTGGATTGTAGAATATTCTATCTCGCCACCCTCTGGGTCGTAAACCTTAATTTTAGTTAGCTTATCAGCAATATTGTTTTGAGCAGATAGTAGTTTTTCTACATCGGTGCTCACTGGCTGAACATCTATAGGTTGGAATGACTCCGGAGAGATAGTAGGAGAGTAGGGCTCAAATTCTTCTGGCTCAAACAACCTAGCAGTGGATGGGTCAAATACGCTCTCTAGTGGCTGTGCAGTTTTAGGATCGAATGGCACTAATCTACCTCAACCCATTTACCGTTAACCATTTTTGCTTTATTCCCATTTGCATCAATCATGACTTGACCTTCTGGATACTCTGGGTTTTCCATTTCAATTTTTGCTAAATCATTTGCCCACATTTGCCCAGCTTTAGCCCCATTCATTAAATATTTTTTAGGGATTTCACCCATCTCACCAGATTCTATTTTATTTAAGATTTCACTTCTTTTGGTTTTAAAGGCTTTTATTTTTGCCTTTCTAGTCCCCCACCACCCTTCCTTTTCTGGCTCTTCAATATCAAAGTTTTCTTGATTCAATTCTTCTGGGAACAGTGCCTCAATCTCGGCCATTCTCTTTTTGGCAACACGACTCATTGGAGTCTCAGCACCACTAAAATCACTATCAAGGGCTTCTTGTAAATCGAAGTATTCCTTTAAGACATTTTTTTTCTCTTTAGCTTCTGAAGTTTTTTCTTTTTCTATACGTTTTAATTTAGTGATTAAGGTTTCATATTTAGGAAGTTTCCCTCCAACCCCCAGTGAATCCATACGGGCCGTACTACTCCCCGCATAAGTCTTATTGTAATAAGGTGATTCGGGGTCTTGATAATGTTCGAGCCTAAACACTTTCTTTCCTTCTTGAGACATCCCCTTCATGGGATTATTCTCACCAGAACTGGATTTTTCGAAGGATGCTACATCCTCCGGTTTAATTTTTTTATAAGTTTTGGATTTAGGATCATAAAATTCGGTCTTGGGATTTAAATTTTTCTCGATGATTTTTCTCATTGCTAATGCTTGTTTAGTCTCTTCATCAGCCCCAGCTTTGTAGATTTTATTTATTGCATTCCTTGCTTTATATTTATCCGTATAAGGCATATCATTCACGAAATACGTCCACTTACCATCCACTCTTTTTTTATATAAAATTGGCCTTGCCATCTTTAATCCTTTATTGAAAAAAATCATCCAAATATGTTTCATAATCTGAATTTGACATTAAATTCACTTGAGTTTGAGTAACATCCTCAATATCAAATCCGCCATCCCCACCGAAACCACCAGCACCAGCCATAGCAATCCCAGCTAAAGCCCCCATTTTATCAAATCCACCTATCCCAAGGATTTGTGAATCGATCCCTCGTTGCCGGGAATCAATCCCCATTTGGTATCTCTCAAGGTCGTTCTCAGCTCCACGCTTTGCTCGGGCGTTAAGGAGGGCCATCTTACGTGCTTGTTCTGCCACAGCCCTTAAAACATCCTTATCAACCTTACGCCTTAATTCTTGTGCTACTATTGAGTTTTCAAGGCCTTGGCTTATAGCTTGACCTTGTGCCCTCTGGCGATTGAACTGACCTTGTTGACGAATGGTTTGTACGCCCTTTCGCCCGGCCTCATTTATAAGCGGATCACCACTTTTGATTATATCTTGTCTACGCTTTTCGTAGGCTCGCTCTGATGGGGTTACCTCTGCGAGCTTTCTTAGCCCGGCTATCTGGTTCTTGCGGTCTTGATTTTTACTATATGCCCCATAAACTGCTTGGCCTACGGATAGTATCAAGGGTAACATTAGATTTCCCTCCTAATCGTAAATATCAATTCTCTATCAGCATCCTCATTCTTAATCTTCTCAATGTTATTTAACCATAATAACCAATGCTTCTTGTGGAGTTCGGGGACAGATTTTGCACTCGCAATCGCAATGGCATAATCACATAAATCTTTATGGTATTGAGATGGGATGATTGGTGCTATTACACCATATTTTCTAATAGCAACTGAATCCCCAAGAGAAAAATCTGTAGGTTCCCCAGCATCACCAAGGTCTCCCAGAAAGTTATAAATACTAAATGCAGTTGAATTATTAGTATTACCACCACTATCAAGGATATTTTGTTCAGAGAGTTGATTATAGTTGTCGCCCCTTGATAGGAATATCCCTAATTGATTATCAATCCAGAGTCCATTTGATGGAGTAATTCTTACATGATAGTCTTCTAATTCAGTGGTGAATGTTGTACCAAACCCAATTATGTCGAATCCTCCGGGAAAAGTCTCTAGGGTTAATAATTGTAAGTTGAAAAATTTTGTTGTGTGTGGGTCACTTATAATGGCATAGTATTCTATCCGAATTTTTTCAGTTGTTGGATTTGTATTAAAGTATAACCTATTCCCCTTTATCCAATAACCACTAGGAGAGCCATTACCCACCGCATTATTAGAATCTCTATAAATATTAGATTGGTCTAAAATTTCAAGTGCGTTCCCATTGCATAATACAGAAATTATTGATTTATAATCATTAGGGAAAACAATGACATTCTCAAATACAGTATTAGGTTCAATCCACATTATATTTTCAACAATATTTACAGACCGAGTGAGTTCACTTTGAGCCTCCTTCAAAAGTTCAATAAGCATACCTTTGTGAGCATCTGTAAATAACTGGCATCTATCTGCCAGTTTATCCCATGACATTTCCATTTAGGACTCCAATTTCGTTAATCGTTCTTCAATACTTCTAATTCTGCTCTCCAAACTTTTCAATATTCCATTTAAATATGAGGTGAGTTGGGCGGTTGTTTTATCAGATGGTTTCTTCCCAACATTAGTCGATTTCAAGTGCTAACCTCTCAATAACAGTTTCAGACAAAGGGGACTGCGTCAATACTTTTAATTGTACTAATTCTGCTCGTGCTGATACCTTTAATGAAAGATTCCCGCTAACTGGGGCGGAAACTATTGTATTCCATATCATTGCTCCATCCTCATTATACAATACAAAGGTCAGATTATTCGCAATGGGGTCTCCATTTTCATCATAAGTGATAACGCCACCCCTAAAATTCAATCTTCTTATCATCCTTGTATTTCCAGAGTCAGCAATTCTGATGAGTCCAGTTTTCAGTGAGGCTTTTGAACTTGATTGTATCATATCTAAATCATCACCAAAGGTATAAACCCTCCTTACCCCTACATCGCTTGTAGAATTCTTGTCCCAAAATCTAATAACCCCATCCGCATCCTTGAAGTATCCATGAATATATACCCAATCACTATTAAGCACTGACCCTCCCATCCGTTCTTGTCTCCAGTGGCTTTCTTTTAGGTCATATATCCACTGGGGAGATGTTACCGCCCAAGAATCTGGAAAGGCTGGCTTGAGAATTAAGCGGTTATGGACATCATCAATTATTGCAAAAGAATCCGTAGGGAATGATGCAATCTCATTTCTTATAGGGTCACCTACTGGTGATAGATTGAAATTAGAATCCAGAAAGTAATAATTATCTTTAGCCATGAAAAACACCCCACCATTCCAACTCACAATCGTGTCTGGTGCTTCGCATCCAATGTTTTCATATGCTTCTGCGAGTGACCACTCGGATGGATTATAGGATGGGATTGAAAGTCTATAAATGCCACGCTCCATAAATACCACAATATCACCCAAAATTTGCTCAATGCCAGTAATCTCACCCCCTTGTTTGTCGTTTAGTTGGATGAAATTTGTGATGGGCAATACATCATGTTGGTTGAGTTCTGAAAATATTATCCAATTCTTATGAGCTTCGGATGCACCATCCGGGTCAAGTTTTACATTGGCTACAAACTGCCTCCCACTAGATATGGTCGCATACTTATAATTGACTACATTTTTTGTATCACCATATGGGTGTGTCGGGCCGGGTTGCAAGCCCTTATCCCAAAAATTAAGAATTTGGTTAGGGGCCTCTCCTCGCCACATATAATTATCATTAATAATTAATGTTTTACTCCCACCAGCAAAATCCAAATTATATGGGAAATCCTCACCGTGGTAGGATAATATTGCATTTCTTGCATTAGCTTTTATCCATCCTCTTTCACATAAACTAGTGCCAATTTGAGTATACCCTAATTGATACACATTCCCTTTATGTGAATCCTTATGCCCAAGGTTTAGTGAGTTTGATACAATTACATCCTTTCCTCCAAAAAATGTATTCCTAGTACAATCGGCTTTTACTCTGTAAAGTCTAAATTTATCCAAATAGAGTTTTGCATTAGTGCTTGAGGCACGAGCAACCCTAATTTTTAAAAAACATGAAGTAACCGAACCAGTATTAAAAGTGATTTGGAAATATCGCTTACTCTGTAAAGACAGTCCGTGTGGAGTAGAATCACCCAAGCCAACCATATTTACAAGTTCAGCAACTTCAAAATTAGCATCTTGATGGTCATCTGATAATCCAATACCTATTTTAACTTGGTCACCATTACTAAAATAAGTTATGTAGGTTGAAAGGACATAGGTGGTATTCGCTTGTAGTGTTAGGGATGTAGTCGCATTAGGGGCATCACCAGAAAATGGTTCACCATCATAACCACTAGAGTATGTAGTTAGCCTTGCAGTTCCCCCACCCGATTCATCAATTCCATAATTGCTATAAAAATCACCACCACATTCATCAAAAGTCCACTCCAGAGGCCCACCAGAATTATTAGTATTAAAGGCATCTGCTCCACCGCTTTTTGGTTCATAAGCCAATGCCGACTCATCATATCGTATATATGCATGGGGGGTAGTTTGTCCGGGGTCAGTCCCATTGGTGGTGGTGTAGGTTTCATTCTTACCATTGATTCTCCAACACGTATCATCTAAACTTAAAATTGCACCGCCAAATCCACCGGTCCCGGTACCCAAACCAATAATCTGCCCAATGTTCTCGTAGATTTCGTATTCACGTTGGCCATTTGGGTCTTGACCCTCGCCTAATTGATGAAATGTATCAAACATATTGGAGACCAATATCCCTCCATCCAAAGTATGATCGACAAATTTAGCCCCACTTGCATAAAATGAGTATTGTGCTTGTGCATCAGTGACGGTTTGAATGTTGGGGTCATTATATAAGGTGGAAACTGATGCTATTTTATAATAAGCACCCTCAAAACGGTTAGCACGGTAAATATTAATCCCAGTTATTCGGTGGTTGAAACCGACAAGATCATATCCAACGTTAATATCTATAGTGAGATTGGGGACACTTTCAGTTAAGGTTGTTCCCCATGATGTATCCCCGACAACGGTATCAAGTGGTGATTCTTGGTTCCCATCATAAACATAAGAACATTTGTAATAATATGTGTTGCTCGTTAAGTCATGGGTACTTACTTGATACCCAAGTCCATATGCGGTAAACCAACCAGAATTATAAGTGTCATAAACAACACTATCCTCATTAATTTTTCGTGGGTATGAATAGTCAATTGAGAATTTGGTGGACCATCCCTCCTCTGACCAAAAGAAATCTCTGTCACCATTCAGCCAATAGAGTAGTTTTGGCTTATCAGAATGTCCATTCGCAAATCGAATAAAATGCCCATTATTATAAATCCGGGTATCAGTAGAGTAATTGTTTGTGAATAGTTTGCCGTCAGCATCACCACCGTTCTCACCAAGTATTTCATTCCACAAAAAAAGGGCACTGTTTGTTAATATGGGGGCGAATGCATTGTCCATTACAAATGCAGTCTTATTATCCGCACTATATCCAAAAAAAAGGTGGTCATTTGTGCCAGAGCCCGTTGGTTGTACCCAAAAAATACAACGAGCCATATTAGCCACATTTGTAATTACAGTTTCAGCACCAAAGCCTCGCCATTTAGTCAATTTACCCTTACCCTTAAAGGTTTGTGGGTCAGAGAGGTTGTTAAATTCAACAAATCCAGTCCCAACATCTTCAAGGTCAGTGACACTATTAACCCCACCTATCAATGGAATCTCTATTATCATTTAATCCTTTGATTTAGGAAGTTGATTTGGTCGACTGCTTTTGTATACGCTAATTCCGCACGAGTATTCTTATTATCTTGTTTCCATATTTCTGCTTCTGCTAATAATAATATCGGCTCAATAAGTTCATATTGAAATTCTACCGCCGTAGAAGTATCTGTTATTGCAGTGGGTGTTTTAATATAATAAATATCGACTGCTGTTATTGATGGAGGTGAGAAGTGTGACTCCTCATCAAACTCCCACACTATAGGATATTCTAATGTTCCCACCGTGTACGCATTATCTAAATTATGAACCGCATCCATAGTGATTTTTTCACACCACTTCCCCCCGTCCACTTTATACTTAATCCTTCTTTGTTTGGATTTTATACCCGCACCCGTACTAAAATGACAAACCCCATTTGTGACAAGGACACCCGTGTCAATCGCTTCTAAAGCAGATAAATATTCATAGTCTATTAAATTAATCAGTGCCTCTTGGGCAAAATTGGAAACATCAATTAATTGTTGACGGCTGTAATTATTGCCATCAACACCAGTTGTGGATGGGTCTTCAACTCGTTCTGATAATCTGTCTAAAAAAACTATACCAGTTATTATCATTAAAATCTCCCAAAATAGGAGGAGCCCGAAGGCCCCTCCCATTGGTTTATTGTTAAGTAGCTATTCTAGTAGCTAGACGGTCCGCCTACAAGTAAACCCATCATTCGTGGAGCAGTACATACTAACTGACCCATCCAGAAGATTCTAGCTTGGAGAGCATCTTTGCCCTCTAGTTGCTTGAAGTCTTCTAATGCGAAGTTTCTTTTTGAATGTACCTTGAAGTCCAAATATTTGGTATTCAAGAAATACATATGGCCATCATCACAGTGTGAATCAACTGTCACCGAGGCTCCTTTGAACCTTAATGACTGGAACCCAGCATCTGCCAACGAAGCATCACCGTCAAAGCGTTTATTACCTTGGAGTGAACTTTCATAAGCATCATAAAGGACTTGGGTTGTCACAATAAGATTTGGTTGGTCATTGTCAATAGTACACGCACCATACATACGAGTCATCTTTTGAACAATGTTAGCCACACCTTCACCGGTTTTAACACACTCAGCAAAAGTTGCTGGGGATTCTGGTGCAGAAGAGAAACTTGCGAAAGTTCCTACCTTAGCATCCCACCAAGTTTTACCAGATGATGAAAACCCACCCAAACTACGGGCAGTACCACAAATACCGGCACCACCAGCGGGAGATTCCCATTGGTCATCAGCACCATCAATGTTTAGTGCGTTGGCACCAGCAGTGCCAGAATCAACTTCTGTTCCAGAGCCATTAATCGATGTAATCCCATGATTAATTACACTGTCAGAAAACATACCAACACCGAACATATCTTTTAGGGATTTTTCAGCATTACTCATATGAGCCTTAAGCACTGAAAGTACTTGGCTTCCACCAGAGTTTACATATTGCTCTTCACCAGAAAGCACAATAGATTGGTAACCAGTTGCCCAGTCCCACTCAGCTTTTCTTGCGATTTCAACAATATCTTGCTTAGTAGAACGGCTCGATTGGCCAGCGTCATCTCCAGCGGAAATTACACCACCAGATTCTAACCACCCATTGTTACCACTATTTACATATTCCACGGGAGTAATAATCTTTGCTCCACCATCCAAAAGGTCTGCATTCTTTAAAAGTTTGAAGCAGAGGACGTTAGAGTTAAAAATGTTGTCCACGAGGATAGGCATAAATCTGTCTCTCGTCAATGCGGAGACAGTTGTAGATAAAGACATACTTTACCCTTTCCTATTCAGAAAATCGAGCGAGCTTTCGAGGGCTCTTTTATTGCTCGAAATACTTCGCTATTTCTGGGTCATCATAGGATATATCTTTGTAAGACTTGGCTTTATTTGGTTTTGCAACCTCCACCGCACCCTTCTCAGAGTTTCCAACGACTTTCCCTTCATTGCGAAGTTTGTTATCGTTCAACTTTTTAAAGTGGGTAAGTTGCTCTTGCATGGTATCGTAAGACCATTCACGGAATGCCCGGTCTAGGTTTGGCATATCGCCATCCATAAACGTATCAGCATTTTTATCCGCAAAATCTAAAAACTCCCTCACACCTTCCTCTGTTAAGAGTTCGGGATGAGCCTTTTCAAGGCTTGATAATGTGCGGTCGAGACTATCAACACGATGCTCAAGGATTCTATCAGATTCAAACTCTTCTAATCTGTCCATACGCTCTTCAAGATGGGTAGGCTCTTCCTCGGTTTCTTGAACCGGTAAAGAATCTAATCCTAACTTTTCAAAATCGTCTGGACTATCAAAAAAGAAATCTTTGATATGTTCCTTAAACTCATCGTCTCCGTTGAGCTTCTCTGCAAACTTATTCCACTTGGCGAGTTCTTGGCTTTTTTGAGTATTGGATTTTTGCCATTCTGCTTTATTTTGAGAATCACTCATCCATGCTTTGATTGTGTCGGCATCATACCGTTCACCATCAATCTCAAAGCCATCGCCATCCACATCAGTATCATTTACTTCTTTAGAAGATTCCTCTGTTGTTTCAAGTTGAGACGTTGTAGTCTCTGCTGTTTCTGCTTCCGCAGAATCCTTCGGTATATCTTTTGGTGTTTCTTCAACACCACTTAGTCCATCTAACTCCTCTTGCGTGAGCTCGATGTCGTTATACTTATTCATTTAGACTCCTTCGGTTGGTCTATTAGTTATTCAATTTGGTTTTTCAATTTAGTTATTCAATTTGGTCTTCAAATTATCATCTTTTCCGCAGTATTTTGACCTCGTTTTGTGACCACCTTGTATAGTTCCCCTTGGAAAAGGAAATGACGCTTCCCATGTCCACGCTTTACCATATTTGCATAGGTATCAACCGAGGTGTTTTCACTATCTGGAGCACCTATCCCTCTATAAGTAGCGGTACCTTCATGGACATCAGATGGGTTTAAATCACCATATTTAATGTATTTGGCCCCCGGATGGGGTCCTACAAATCCTTTTTGGGCGATGGAGCGAACTGCCTTCGCCTTACCTTCCGTAGAGCTCTTTTTCTTTGCCATTTGCAATTCCTTTCAGTTTTTCTTTTTTGGCTAAATCTTGTATTTTTGGGTTGTTGGATGAGAACGCACTTAGGATACACTCTCTGGTGACCCCATTATATCCGTTCTTATTGCACCACGCCGTTAGTGTTAAGGGCGTTTGCATCGGTTTCTTTTCCAATTCCACTCATCTCTCTTTGTCTTAGCAACGCATCCATGATTTCATCCTCATCTGTTGAATTTCCAAGGGTATCCATCTCTTGTTGCATTTGTTGTTGTTGAATTTGCTTTTGCTCAATCAATCCCTCTAGGATTTCTTTTGAGATGTCCATTTGGGTCCATCGCCAGAACTGCTCTTGGTCAATTAACCCTAGCTGTATTAAATCAATGGCTTGGTCAAAACGAGCACCACGGGACTCTGGGAGAGAACTTCCGGGGACATATTTAAAATCTAAGTTTGGGTCTAAATCGTAGGGGGCAATACTTTGAAACTCGTAGCCACTCCCATCCTCTGCATATCGTCTTATTTGAATATCTTCAGAGTAATTTTTAGAAAGCATCTCTAGGGTTATTTTATAGGCATCTATAATTGCATCGGTCCCGATTTCTCTTTCCTTTGCACGGATAACTTGCTGAGATGCCTCTTGAAGTTGTTGGATAGCTCTGGAGGCGGTAACACCCGTTGGGTTTCTCCCTTGGGTTATATCGTGTACTCCGGATACCGAATCTGCCAATTGGATCATGCTCTCTGCCATAGGGAGGGTTGAGGAGGAGATGTTCCCCGCACTCAATCTTTCTATTCTCTCATGGGGTCCGTTCACATAAAAAACTTGTCCCGGCTTATCACTTGGGCGATTGCCTTGTGTCTTTGCAAGAGACTTTGACATAATCATTGCCGGATTACCATGATAGATTAAATTATCCATCCCTTGTGAGAGTGCTATACTAGCTCCCACGGCTAAAGACTCAATTATCTCTGGCTCACCTTTTCCCCAAATACTGTGAGCGGAGGCATAGTTTTGGAAGGTTAGGGCCGGCAAGAAATCGTAAGGGGATTCGACATCTTGTAGGAGAATGTTCCCGGCCCATGTGCCTAGTTTCCATCCGTCACGGTAGTAAAATGCTTCTTTTAATAATGCTTGTCCGCCTCCATAATCAGAGCTCTCTGAGCTTTCTGACGGGCCCTTGGTATCAAGGGAACCTACCTTAGATGTGGCTAGGCTCTCGTTCTTAATAAAAGAGCGAAACTCATTCATCTTCCCTTCGGATGGGACCACCTTACCAAAGCGTTCCTTAATATCATCCACATAAGTAGGAGTGGCGAAAATGATACACTTGGCGTTTTGTAGGTTTGTTGCCAAGGGGTCAATAAATACAGTAAATGGGTCGGGGACTGAATAATCAATCTCACCATCTTGCATTGAAATTTTTATGAATCCATTCCCATAAATCAGCCCGTCTCGTTTCATATTAGCAACAGCACGCTGGAATTTCTTACTCTCCATAACTGACTCAACCGCTTCTTGGGCTGTGCGAGCAGACTGGACTTGGTCCTCACGGCGAGGCATGATATCAACCTTTGGCTTTCGGTCTGTTAAAATAGCGTACATAGTCTCAATAACTGAGTGAATAATATTAGGCTCAATTCGAGTCTTGTACTGGGGGAGGTTAAATGGCTTTAAAAAATCACCATTGTACAACTCCTCGTTCCGTCTCCATGTTGAAATCTTTCCTTTACGAGCCTCTTTAGCGGATTGAAACATCTTCTCAAGATAGTTTATTGTCTTGAGCTTGTCTGAATCATACTGGCTCATATCTACGTCTGGGTACTTCATTAATTCCCTCCGGGGGGGTGTAATGTCTGGGATTCTTGGGTATCCCGTCTTCTTACGCCTCTTTTTAAGGGCCTTTATATAGGCCTTCATACCCTTTTGGGTATATTTAAATTTCTTATTCCCTAACTTTGGCATTATGCCTCCCAGCTATAGTTCCAGCCATCTGGGTCTGGATTAATTAATTTTTCGTAATTTATTTCATCTTTAGACTTTACTTTTACCTCGACTGGAGATTGGGCATGGGTTAGGGCGTAACGGAGTGCATCGACCGCATGGTCCTCTAAAGTTGTGTCTAAATCTTCTGGCCGTTTTTCATCAAAAATCATATCCGGGATGGTCCGTATTAAATTTGGGCAAGTGCCCTTTAAAATATAAAAATTAGGTTCTTTATC